CGCGATGATCATGTTCGACGTCGGCGAGCCGAGGGTGGTCACGGCTTCCGACACGATCACCGGGATACCGTAGACGTAGCCGCCGTCCTTGGTCAGGTTCGGGAAGTCCTGGTTGCCCAGGGTATTGACCGACAGCGACAGGGACAGCGCGATGCCCTGCGACATGATCAGCACCAAGGAGTTCGGCTGGACCCCCGCCGTGATCATCGCGCCGATCATGTTTTTGAGGTCCAGGCGCATCGCGGCGGGCGTGGTCCCGCTGACGGCGGTGGCCGCGACCCCATTGGTGATCGACGCCGGCTTCACGCCCGTCGTCCCAGCATTCGCCGGATCGATGAACGCGGAGTCAATCCCGGCGGCAATGGCCCGGGCCATGTCGTCGCGCACCTTCTGCTCGGCCGACGAGACGCCGAACCGGACTTCTTCCTTCGTGAGCGCGCAGATGACGGCGATCTTGTGGAAGTCGAGCGTGGTCGTCCCGAAGGTGCCCTTCGAGAGCGGCTTCGGCTTGCCTTCTCCCACCCAGTTCGCGGTCGCGCCGGCGGTCTGCGTGCCGACGCGCACGTTAAACGGCACCTTGCGCAGCGACGGGTAGATCCCCGTGCCGAACTTGTCCAGGATGGTCTTGGTGCGCAGGTAGTCGATGAACTCCGACGCGAGGTCCATGTACTGGACCGCCGGGCCCTGGTTGTTCGCGGTGGTCGCGCCGCCGACCGCCGTCTTCACGGCCTCGAGGATGACCGGGTCGTTCGGGAAGTGCATCTCGGCCATGCGGATGGCTTCGCCGCCGATCCCCTTGGCCGCCATGACGCACATCGCGACGCGCGCGAAGCCGAACCCAGGCGGGAGCTTGCGCGGCACGACGGTGATGCTGTGGCGACTGCGCGTCTCGGTGCCTTCCTTCTCGGTGCCGCCCTTCACGGCGACCGCCGTGGCGAGGTTGGCGTGCTCGAGGCTCTCGAGGCGCTGGATGTGTTTGTCGAGCGCGTCGACTTCGCCCTTGAGCGTGTCGTATTCCTCTTCCTGCGCCCCGTCGAAGGTCACCCCGTCCTCGGCGGACTTGGTGGCCATCGTCGTCATCTTCTGGAACTTGGCGTCCCGCGTCGATTTGTAGCTGTTGATTTGGTCGGTAATCGGTTTCATGGTGTCCGTTCGTCGCGGGTGCAGACGCACCACGCGCGAGGGGCCCCCGACGCGGGGCGGGTTTAGGTCGGAGGACGCGCCTGACGCGGCGCTGGACTCACGGTCGAGTGACTTGATGACCGCGATCGTCGCCTGGGCGTTCGCGGGGATCGTTACTAAGGACAGTTCGCGAATCTGGCTCTTGAGCCAGTGCAGGCCGCCGGTCGCGAGCTGCTTGACATCGTCGGCGCGCGCGGCCACGCGGACCGACACGGCCGTGATGAGCCGGTGCTTCACCGCGTGCCACGCTTCGTCCGTGCGCGTCTTGATGACGCCTGGTTCGGTGACCACGGGAATGGTGGCCTCGAAGTCGACGCCGGTGTGGGTCGGGGTCTTGAACGTCACCGACCCGACCGGCATCTTCACGTCATGGAACAGCAGCAGCGGCGAGGGATTCTCGAACGAGATGCCGAGCGGCTCGATGATGTCGCCGTCGCGATCGGTGTACGGCGTCGTCGCCGTGCCAGAGAACGTGCGCCGCTCCTCGTCGATCGCTTTGACGGCAAAAATAGAGTATCCGCGCGCGTCTGGCATGGGTCAGATGCCATACTGCGCGGCCCCGGCCGGTCAGGCTAGGGGGTAGGGGGACAGATGTCCACGAATGCGGAAAGGATTAGTGTAATTAGTATTATTATTCCGGCCCACGCGCGGTGATGATGACGGCCCCTTGACCAGGTTCGGACCGCCGCTCGACGATGCGGATACCCCCACCAGGTGTCCGTCGGACGTCCAGGGCTCCCTTGGTGATCCAGCGATAGACGGTCTTCGTCTTGACCCCCTCCCGCTCCGCGAGTTGCTTGACCGTCAGTTCGCGCATCAGCGGCCTCCTGCAAAGAACACCTGGAACTGCGGCTCTTTCTCGGCGGCGCGCATCGCCTGCGAGAGGGCGGTCCACATCGCGACCGGGCCGTCGATCTTGTTCGCCGAGTCCTTCCCGCCGGCCTTGCGCGGGTAGATCTCGTCCTTGTAGTTCCGCTCGATGACGACGTTGGAGATCATCCAGGCGAAGGCCGGGTTGCCGTCGTGCTCGAGCGTCTGCGCCAGCACCAGGCGCTCGGTCAGCTTCATCGCCGGGTCCATGTATTCGACGGTCTGGGGCACCGTGATGACGAGCCGGTCCGCCCCGTCGCGCCCGACCTTCGGCTCGAGACGATCCTTCAGGTCCTGCTGCATGTGCGCCGCGAGCGCGCGGTCGAAGTCGATCTCCCGCAGGTCCTCGAGCGCGTCGGCCCACGTCAGGATGTCGTCCTCGATGCGCCGGAAGTCGGCCTGGTTGCCCGGCGTCTGGATGATGAACTGGTCACGGACCCACCCGGAGAGCTGCGCGATCGGCGAGCGCTGCACGGCGTCCTCGGGCAGGTAGAAGCGCCCCACGACCGCGTAGTGGTCGCGCGCGATCTGGAACACGGCCACCAGCGCCGCGATGTCGCGCACTTCCGCCAGGTCGACCCCCAGCCAGCAGGGGTACTGCTTCAGGTCCGCAAACCGCACCGATTTGGTGCAGGTTTGCCAGGTCGTCGCCGACATCCAGGCGGATTCCGTCCGGATCCACACGTTGAAGTGCTTCGTGAGGAGGTTGTTCATAGCGGACTGGTTTTGCTCAGCCTCGGCAATCTTCCGGGCGAGATCATCCGGCTGCACGCTGACGCCGAAGTTCGGGTTCGCCTTGCGCTGCACGGAGACCTGGCGGATGTCATCACCCGGGTCGATGGTGTAGTTGATGCCGAAGAACGCGTCGTCGGTGGCCACGCCGTCGAGGATCTTCTCGAGGTACCCCAGCTTCTCATGGCAGATGCCGCCGATCTCCACGCCGGCCGTCGTCAGGGCCATCAGCAACGGCTCGACCTGCGTGCCGGTCGCCGTGTCGAGGACATCCCAGACGGCGCGGGTCTTGTGCGCATGGAGCTCGTCGATGATGGCGAGCAGCACGTTGAGCCCGTCGAGCGAGTGCGCGTCCGCGGAGAGCGGCGCGAACTTCGCCGCGGTGGCCGGGATGCTCAGCGACCGGGTCGTGCGCGAGCCCAGGCGAATGCCGAACGTCTCCCGGAACTGCGGCACCCGGGAGGCCATCTCCCAGGCGATCTCGGCCACGATCTTCGCCTGGTCGCGCGTGGTGGCCGCCGAATAGCACTCCGCCCCGGAGACGCGTTCGATCGCGAACATGTAGAGCGCGATGGCCGCGCCCAGCGTCGACTTGGCGTTCTTGCGCGGCACCAGCACCAGGGCCACCCGGAAGCGCCGGGTGCCGCTCGCCCGCTGCCACCCGAACAGCGTGGTGAGGATCCAGCACTGCCAGGGCTCCAGTGTGATCGTGTTCCACTGCGGCCGGTCGTCCTCGTCGCGCCCGACAATGAATGCTTTCGGTCCCTTGATGTGCGGCAGCAGCTCGGCGAAGCGGCACACCCGCGCGCCGGCCTCCGGGTCGAACCGGAACGGGAAGTCGTCGGTCTCCTGGTGGTCCAGGTCGCGCCGGTTCCGCTCGCAGGCCAGCCGCACCCACGTGCAGGCCGGGACCGCGCCGTTCAGGACGTCCGCCTGATACTGCGCGGCGATCGCGAGGTAGTCCCTCACCCACGCGCTCCGAGGGCGCCCCACGGGTTCGCCACGGTCTTCGGCTTCTCGATGGCTTCCGGTTTCCCAAACGGCGCGAGGCGGAATCGCCCCAGGAGCGCCTCGACCTGCTTCGCATACTGCGCCAGGCTCCGCAGCAGTTCCGGTGTGGGCTCTTTGTCGGCCATCGCCCCGATCTGCGCCCGCCGGACCTCGAGCTCGCAGAGGAGGACGAAGGCGGGCACATTCTCCGCAATCAGCGTCTGACGCCGAATCGCGAGCGGCGCCCACTTCAGCCAGACGTCCTTCTGCGCCGTCGGCAACGCCGGCGGCGGCGTCAACAACGGTTCGCTCGAGGGAATCTGCACAGGCACCGCGCGCAGACCGCGGGTGGCTTTCGGCTTGCGTCCGGCGCCGACGCGCGCGCCGCCCCAACTCATAGCAGGTCCTGTAGTTGCGGTTTCAACTTGATTCCTCCGTTGGTGTCAGCGCGAG